GTAGAACCTATCTGCCACGGCGTAGCAGGACTGACCGATACCGATTTATTGATATCAATCGTGCCGTCCGATGACTTGATTAATGTTTTTGCTTGCCCTACTGGGTCAAGTAGCGGTAATGCCGTCTCTGTTGTAGATGACGGGACAACTTGAGTATAGATTGAATTAAGCTTTACCTGACGCGATTGCATGGCTATCACTGGCTCAGCCAATCGGCTTGCGCTGTAGTATTTAGCCGCGTCAGATACTTGCGCGTTACGCAAAATGGCGCGTCTTGATGTGCTAGCATTGGCGTAAAACTCTTGTACGGTTAAGCCAGTAAAAGTAAATAACAATGGCTCGCTAAATTCAATCGTTGCAATCACACGGACTACTGTTTCTGTCGCTGTTTTTGGAAATACACGTCTAGCAGCATCGACTTTTACGGGTCTAATGTACTGATAAAACTCGTCTGACTGCCCTTCGTTTTGAACGATAGCTAATGGCTTTCCGACTTTCGGTACATCATCGCCGGTAGCTAGCGATAATTGGATGATACGCTGACCTTTTAGCTGTGTCTCAAGTAAGTGACCAGACGTTCTAGCGCCGTAAGTCAAATAGCTTTCGATAGCATTTTGAGCATCAACACGTCTATCCGCAAAACTCGTTGCTTTAAAAGCAAAGACACTGATATTAGGATTATCAGGTAGCTCAGTAAATAGCATACGAGTCGCTTGTAATAAATCAGCATTAGCGGTCTTTACTGCTAGTGAGACTTTACGCAAGCGCACACGTCCTAATAAACGATCAATATCCGACACATCAGGGAATAAGTTATTTGATATTCCATCAATGACAGCGATACCCGTTGGTAATCCGCCACCGTCAGGCGTGTCTGCCATAATCTCAGACTTTAGTATCTCTAAATCGTTTTGAGTAATCGCCATTGTTGTCATCCGTCAAATTTTGGGCATTAAAAAAGCCCTAAAAATAGGGCTAAATAAATATTGATTGTTATGTGCTCGGTATCTCTAAAAACTTAAGCGTCACATTGTAATAGTCGGTCAAACTTGGGCTTGTACTGCCCTTGATGGGCGTTGCATTAATCGCCTCGCCTGTCGTGTCAAACATGACTTTCACGCGCTTAACTGCCCCATCTGCAAGATAATCAAGCCAAAAAGTAGCGCCTAGTTTGTCACGCTCAGCTTTAAGCAAATTGACCGTTTGTCTGGTCAGTACGCCATGACTATCAGGTGCTTGCATCGTGTACGGTCTGCCAGCTTTACGCTCTGACTGCTCGACTATCATCGTACCGTCAAGCGCGTACTTGGTATTTGACACAATGGCTGACCAGTCGTGCTCACCTTCAGGATAAAGGCTATCAGATAAGACAATAACTTCATTGGTCGCTGTATTCGTCAGCTTGGTTTGTGCATTAGTACGCATAATCAGTCCTTTTTATTTGAGTAAGCCATCACACCGTAATGACTTAGTTAAATAAAACAGGTCTATGCGATTTCACATAGACCTATGCAATTACAGCTTAACGATTCGATATGAACCTTCTCGACCTTCCGTGCCATCGTATATACAATTGCCTTCAAGCGTCATTTCTGAAAACTCATCATTGAGGATATCAAAAGTATCAACTGGACTTGGCTTAAACTTATAAACTTCGATCAACTGCTTGTCTTTTCGACCAACTTTATTTAAGCCGTCAACTCGAACTTCGTAATAATCGACACTTGATGTCATCGGCTTAACAACCATGACTTCGCCATAATCGTAACTAATAACAAGAGGTTGAACAAAACCATCGGTTATCATCTCAATGCGGCCATAGTCAGAATCTACTTTGTAGTCGATATCTTCCACTAAGGGTTGAGCTGTGCCTGCCGTGCTATCTACGATAGATACATTTGACACCTTCTGATGCTTCAGGAAGGCAACAGATCCAACACTGTTAGCTGTTTGCAGTTCATCTACCACAGCAGCGGCGGCAACCGTTTCCACAACCGCTCGCAACGCAGTAGTCAGTGAGTCAATGCGGCGCTCTTTAAGATTGAAGCTTAGCGATGTGGTGGTTGTACCGTCATCAGTATCCCAAAGAACATCTTTACCAGTATGGCGCTCGTATAGCTCGGTTTCACCGTCTACGCTATGAGATAAGGTGGCAGTGTCAGAAACACCTACCCAAAAGCTTTCGCCTCTTGTACCGCCCGTGACAGGCGTTAGGTAAACTTTACCGCGTCCCTCAAAAGCGTATGATTGATTTTGGTTTTCCATTTATTGCCCCCTAAGGCTGAAATTTGGTTTGAAAAGTGAATGGTATTAGCGCAATAGTCGAAAAATATTCAATACGTCCTGACGTACTGGTACGCTGCAATGGATCGTGGTAGTCATCTAACTGATAACCCTGCACATAATTAATAACTTGACTGATAAGATCGCCTGATGACTGCATAAGCGCTTTGAAGTCGGTTTGTGATGCTTGATTGCTAACTGCCACTACTACCGTCCATTGCTGTATGTCTTGGCTGTCGATGGACCCATTAGCTACTGGACTATTAGATGTGTTAACCACATACAGGGCTGGTGTCGTGTTCTTGTTGATTTGATTGATTGTTGCAGCTACACCAACACGATTAACACCCCACTCGTCAGCTTTCGCCTCTAAGTGCTCAATTAGGCCAAGACCTACTGCAAAATAATTACTCATAAGTCCACGTCCATAATTCGATTAATGATGTTAAGCACACTGGCCCTATCGTTTTCATTCATACCCAAGAACGGTCTAGCAGAAATATCACCCCACAAGTGAGGGAATAGCGTCTTTTTACCGCCATAGTGCATCATGCGTGCGTACACTACGTTTGTGCCCCACTTCACACCGTCAGGTAGCGCAATATAGGTCAGTGACGCCATTAAACGACCAGTATCACGTAAGGTTTTACCGTTTTGAATAATGGCTCGCTGAGACGGTATCCATGGTTGACGCTGTAGATCATACTGATTGTAGAAACGCTCCTCAGTTTGATGAACCATTTCAGCACCAGCCAAGCGGCTAAACTTCTGCATTTTTTTATTATCAAAATACAAGTCGCCCAGCCGTCTGATTATCTCGTCCCCACCTGATAGCTCTGCATCAAACATAGTCACCTCACATTGGGCGTCTTGGCAAAGACATCATCACCAAATATTTGACCAGGGTAGCTACTGCCAATTGGCACAGCAGGCTTAACGTAAGTGCTTTGCTGCTCAGTGGCGCTCAATGGCTCAGCAAATGTAACATTGGCCTTACCTGCACCAACGTCTTGCAGCCATCTAAGCGCTTCCTTATATCGTGACTCAACCTCATCGGTTGGCTCGTCCATATAAAGCAAGTAGCGAGCAATATCAGCACACACCAGTTTCAAATGCTCAGTCTTATTCAATGGCGTTTGATAGCGTATTGATAAGTAACTGTTCATTTTCTCTGATGCGTCTGACAGAGCATTAGTGACTGCAAGCAAGCCGTCGTTATGCATCGACTCAAGCTCAGCTATAGCAAGCTCACCAAAGCGGCTTATTAAATCGTCATGAGTCGCGTACATAATTAGTCCTTTGGAAAGCGTGCGATTAGCTCAGCTTTGGTATCTGAGTCTTTGTATTCGATTTCTTCTTCATCGAGTAAAGCTGTTAGCTCGGCTTTGGTAAGCTTTTCTAGCTCGACCACTTCGTCATCTTCACCGGTATCAAGGTCGTCGCCTGTCTCAACTTCTTCAATCGCGCCTTCTTCAAGCAAGAATTTGGCACGGTCAGCGGTCAAGCCTTCGACTTCTTCACCTAAGCGAAAACGTCCGACCGATTGTTTTGCAATATACTTAGACATAATTTGCTCCAAAAAAACCCCTAAATTAATAGAGGCTCATTAATATTTATCGCTGTTAAGCGGTAAGGAAGGCTTCACCACCAACTGCACCGTTCACATTAGATGGCACAGCAAGTGGGCTTGATTCGCTGATTAGTTTGATGCCTGATGGATCAGCGTTAGGCACGATGTAATCATAAACATCGACCAACGTGTTCATAGCATCTAAGTGCTGAATCTCGCAGTTACACAAGAAGCCATCCAAATCAGAGATTAGATAAAATGCTTTTTCGCCAATATAGCGTTTGATAGCGCCTTTTTCATCACGATAAGTCGCGTCTAATGTCCACCACTGAACGCCGTCCAGTTCACCGCGATATTTAGCTTCTTGAATACCGCCACCTAATGAGCCGACCATCAATGGATTGACAGCATTAGCACCTTGAGGTGTGATAAATTCCGCTTTGTATTCGTCAGACTTAGCGAACGCCCCAAAAACTTTTGATGTGGTCAATACAACTGAGCCATCAGTACCGCCATGCTCAGTCAAACGGCTATTCATAGCGCGGAAGTCGGTAACAGGTTTAGCACCCGCCTCATCCCATTTAGTAGTAGGCGTGAACGCCATTTCAGCATGACGACCATAATCAACCGTAACTTCTGGGAAGTCAGGCGATTTTAGGACGACTTTACCCTTCAACGCTACTTCGATAGCCATTAGGATATTGAAGTTTGTGATCGAGTCACGGTTACGTGCAAAAATACCAACCTGAGCCATGCGTAGTTTTTCAGTCAGTGACATATCATTGCCTTGACCGATAAAACCTGCTTGACGCATATTTGAAAGAATAGCCAAGTCAGTCACGTTTTTAGGCGTGATATAGGCGCTTGGTTTTAAATAAGCGGGTTGTACGTGCGTTACACTGTACTTTGCCTGATCTAGCAATACGCGACCTTGCACAGATGGTGCGACTAGCGGTGCGATTGGCGTGTTGGTTTCAAGCTCGCCCAATGGAATATCTGTGCCTTCAAAAACACGGCGATTGGGGAAAAATGTATCTAAAAACCATGTGCTTACTTTGGTTGTTTTGTCGTGAAATACTGCTAATTCATTTACGTCAATCAGCTTAACGCGTTGACCTTTAACATCTACAGTAATGCTCATTTATTTATCCTCAATGCCAGCAGGCAATTTTAAAGTTAGTGATAGACCTGCATTGGTTGCATAAGCGCGTGCTAATAGTCGAGCCGCCATATCTAGCTTAGTGCCATTCAAAGAGCACTCAAAAGCATTGA